TGAAACTCACTAAATTTTTCTTTATATCTGTTATGAAATCCACCTTCAGTTCTTAGCTTTAAAAAATATTGTCCTTCTGGTATTCTTGTTTCTCCATATACTTTTACAGTCTGTTTCTGGTCTTCTAAAGTATAACATAAAAATTCTTTTTTATTATTATCATTCACTAGGAACATAACGCCTAGTGTTGATTCTTTGCTGCTACTGTATCTATATACTTCTACTCGCATTATGAAGTTTGTTCAACTTGGTTTTGAAAACTTAATATTGCTCTATATAAAGTGTAAGTTTCAGTATCTTCAGTAAGATAACTAATTCCATTGCTTTGTGCTGCATACACATTAAAGTTGTCAGAGGATAAATTAAAGAAAGATGTTTTACTAATTAACAATTGACTGATTTCATTCATTGCTAAATTGCAATTTAATTGACCACCAGTATTGGTATCAAAAGCTGTAACCACTTCAACTCTAGTGGTTACAAGTTGAACATATTTTTGTTGATTATCTTCAATAGTGTTTGCATCTAAACTATAAATATAAATGTAAGGATAAACAACATTGCTAGGGACTACATTATAAACTGGATACAATGTGCCACTAATTGTGATGTTATTGTTTAAAGCATCAAAGACTTTTTTTCTTATAAGGTATGATGGGTCTTTCATAATTTCTTTATATATACACTTTGTTTTAAAGTACCTGTATCAACTGGAACTCTTTTACTAGAATTTCTCATAATTTGCAATCCAATAGCTTTTATATATAAAGCAACATTACCTCTTTCTGTACCAGTTAATAATTTTCTTCCTAATTTTTTTAGTTTGATTTGCATTTTAGCTTGTTCTTCATTTATTGCAGGTTCAAAATATGGTTGTGCCTTCATATATTTTGTTCCATATTCCACAAAAGCAGAATACCCTGCATTATACCCTACCTCTACACCATCTTCTGTTGCAGCAAACATTTGAATTTTATTTATTTTTTTATCAAACTTTTGTTTAGATGATTTTCTTAGTTGTATTTTAAATGCTTCTTTTGCCATTTTTATTGTTGTTTATCTGCTAGTATTTTATATGTATATAAATCAACTTCATATATTTCATTTATTCTATATCTAATTGAATCATTTGTTAGAAATAATAAATCACCTCTTTGTATGTTTGTTGTTACAGTATCTTTTCTCATTGTGATTTCTATACCTGTTTGTAAAATTCTTTTACCATCTCTAAAAATCATTTTACCATCTAAGTATTTTCTATCACCCCAATACGTGCCTATAGTTGATAGGCTTGATGTGAACCCACCATAGCCATCAGCACTATTTGTGTTTCTTTTTACTGTTATTCTGTATCGTAATTTTCCTGCTTCTATCATACTTCATTAAAATAAACATAAGGGTCTAACATACTTTGAGCATTTGTAGGAATAGTATTTATATTTCCTTGAACAAAATCACTTCTATTGTCATAATACGTTGCTGCTAATTGTTTAATTGCAATTTTTAAATCATCATTAGAAAGACCAGTAGTGGTATAAACAATTTTTATATTTTTGTTATATGATGAAGCAACTTCTAAATATTTATCTTCTAACCCATAAGAATCATAGGTTATTGATGTTAGTGTACCATCACTTGCCTGTGTTTGTACAGATGTTATCGCAGTTATTGGTGCAAATGGCAAAACTATTTTAGCTTTTTTTCTATATAAATCACCGTACTCACCAGAGGGTTTTAGGTTGCTTATAAACAAACTTCTAGTTTTAGCTACAATATCTCTATTAATAAATGCTTCACATTTCTTTCTTGCAGCTTTAATCATTTCAGCTATAACTGTATCATCATCAGAAGTTTCAATCCTTGCATAAGATTTAAATTCTGATGTTGGTACAATCTCGCTGCCAGTAACCGAATCAATTTGTACACTAATCATTATTTTGTTTCTTTATTGTCTTTGTTTTGTTTAGTTTCTTTTACTGCTTTTTCTTCTTTCTTCTTAGCCTTCTTTTCTTCAATAGGCTCACCCCATCCATTAGCAATAAATTTAGGCACGTTTAATTCTGGTATATCAATTATATCTCCAGACTTATACACTTTGCCATCTCTTTCTATTTCTGTATTCAATTTTATTTTCATAATTGTAAAATTTAATTTAATGTAAATATAAAAAAAAAGAGCAACTAATGTAGTTGCCCTTTTAATCACTTATGCTTAAAAACTATTATGAAGTTTCTAAAGCAGTTTTTGCAGTAGCGAATGAACCTCTACTGTAAGCATTAGGTAAATAAACTGAATGTGCAATTCTAGCAATACCTCTTACACTAACGAGATATTTGTCAAAATTGTCATTGTTCTCATACCCAAAATCCACCCTCAATCCTTCTCTTTGCCATACTTGACTTCCTTGTGAGAAATCACCTACGATAAAGTTTCCTGCTGATAATTTATTGTTCATATAAACAGGAACGCCATTAATTCTAAAGAATCCATCAGCAGAAACTAGAGAGTTGCCTCTCAAGTATTCATTAGTTGTATCCTTCAGTAATGCAATCTTATGGAAATCAGTTGGGTTTAAAACGATTCCAGTAGCAGCAAAATTAGCAATTGCAAGTTGATTCATAGCAACATATAGACAATCCAGTTCTTGTGCTGATTCAATTGCGTTTGCAAAACCTCCTGCTGCAAAAACAGTACCTCCATTTAATAATCCTAATAAATTAGGTGAACTACCAGAACCTCCAATTAATTGGTCATCAATAGAACTATTGATTTTTCCTGGTAACCTAGTTGATAAATATGAACTCAATCCTGGAGTGTCATCGAGCATTTCTTGCGAAATAGTCATAACAGCAGTAATCTTTTGAACTACTGCATCTTCAGCAGTTAATTGAAATTCAGAATCAGTTGGTGCAGAACCTTCTGCTACAGCACCTGCATTATCGGTGTATGCTGATTCTTTTACAAATCTAATTACATTAGAATCAGTATTACCAACTGGGATAATCCCCATCATATTAGTAATGTTAGAAGGGTCACGTTTAATACCATCAACCCTCATAACTCCAGTAGCATCTCTTGCAGAGTTTGCACCTGCAAAATCAGATGATATAAGGACATCAGCTTTTATTTCTAAAGAAGCATTTCCACTTGTACCATCTTTCATAGCTTTTAATGATTCACTTTTATTAAGTGCATCAGTAAAAACTTCACCTTTAGTTTTATAGACTGGCTCTGAAGTTGGCTTTTTATTTTCAACCTCAATAGCATCCAATCTATCAACTATGTTACTGTGTTTGTCTAGTAAATCCTTGATTTCATTAGACTTAAAACTATCAACTTCGTGCTTCAAATTGTCCTTAACTTGTTGAGCAGATTGCTCTAGTTTAGAATCAATCTTTTCACATAAAGCATCTAATTCTTGTTTTGTTTTGTTTTCTTCCATTATTAAAAAAAATTTAAAACTTGTTTAACATATATTTATAAATTGAATCAGTCTTTGTTTTTTCTTTGTTAGATTCAGAGTGTGTTTTACCACGAGTCTTTTCTTCAGATTGGTGTGTATTACCACGAGCAATCAAAGATTTTAACAATTCTAATTCATATTCAACAGAAAAACCTAGTTCATCAGTAACGCATTCAGCATTTTTAATAAACTTAATTAAACTGTTAAATCTCTTTGTGATGAACTCACTATCTTTTTTACTTGCTTTAACTTCTAAGATTTTAGCTTGGTCATTTGCAGCTAATGTTACAGCACTTATTTCATAAAGTTTTACTTCTTTAATGGTTCTTACACCATCATCATTATAATCTTTTTTGATTGGCATTATGCCTACAGAGTTTTCATCTATCACACCATACTTCATTAATTCTAAAACTTCTTTTCCAAAAGTAGTTTTAGGAATTTCTGCAACAAATTTTAAACCCTTTTCATCTTCATACAATTCTTTCATCTTTCCAATAGGTTTATCTATCTGATGGTTGTAAATATACTTTACTCTTTTGCCATTATTTTTGATTGTTCTTTTATATGCACCCTTTTCAATTATATCATTATCAGAATCTAAATTTCCAAATATACTACCATACCCAGAAACAATTCCTAAATTATCATCTATATCTTTTAGTTCACCTTGTTTAAAAATTATTCCATTCATAACATTTTATTTTTTTTCAAAATTAATATAAATTTTTGATTAATGTTTTTTAGTCTATATTAACAAATGGTATTGACACACATTTGCAGTTTACAACTTCACTTGCTCTTGCACCTAAAGCAGTATCACCTGGAAACATTAGTAAAGAACCACCTACTTGATAAGCATCTTTAACTGGTATTGGTTTACGTTGATATTGTCCAGAAGCAATTGCGTGTGTATCTCTAATGTTACGACCACCTGCAATCCATTCTTTAACTAAATTATCTTCACCAAACAAATCACTAGCTGCATCAGATATAGCAAAGTTAGCAGCACCAGTAGTTTCTGTTTGTACTATTCTACGTGCCATCCACCTTGATTTAAATTTTAATTCTTTCATTAAAATTGTAGTTCTTTGTTCTAAACCTAAACTCATAAAATCTTCATCTTCTACAAACTTAGTAATTACATTTCTTAATGTTTCAATAGCTACACCATTTACTGCTGTTACTTCTTTTACTAGTGCAAGATAACCTTCTCTATTATCTGCATATCTATCCATACCTTCTATAATAGTTGATTCAAGATTTGTTTGTTCACTAGGTGATAAATTTGACATAGCTTCAGCCCTATCTAATAATCTATCAGCTTCATATTCTGTTATTTGTTTTTCTACAAACATTTTAAATTTATCCCTATACCATAAATTAAATCGTAACCCTGTTTGTCTGTACATCTGTTTGTACATTTCTTTTACTTCATTTTCTGAAAATAATTTATTGTAGTTTGGGTTACTTGGGTTTGGGTTTACTTTAAACATTT